GTTATATGTCTTCGGTAGAGAGGGTTGACCTCCTCGAACCCGGAGCTGAGGTGCCCGTTAGGGTCATCGCAGTTCCTAAAACGCTCGATACTCCAAGAATCATTGCCATCGAGCCTACCTGCATGCAGTATATGCAGCAGGCGCTCTCTGGCTTGATTCGTGACGGGATTAAGAGGGATGACTTCCTCCGTTCCGTCGTCGGATTAGATGATCAGGATCCTAACAGATTCCTGGCTCATCTTGGATCCCTCAGCGGGGATCTGGCTACGCTCGATTTGAGCGAAGCTTCCGATAGGGTGTCGAATCAGCACGTACTGAACCTTTTAGCAGACTATCCGCTTTTGCTGGCGGCAGTCCAAGCTACTAGGTCTAGGAAGGCTGATGTGCCTGGTTTTGGCGTTCAACGCCTTGCCAAGTTCGCGCCTATGGGTTCAGCTCTCTGCTTCCCGATTGAGGGTATGGTCTTTCTGACCATTATCTTCCTCGGGATAGAAAGGGAACTCAACGTTCCGCTTTCTCGCGAGACGATTGTCAATCGTTTTTGCGAGCAGGTGCGCGTCTTTGGAGACGATTTGATCGTTCCCAAGGACTATGTGCTGTCCGTCGTTGATGAACTTAGTGCTTTTGGGCACAAAGTTAACATCAGCAAGTCTTTCTGGACTGGAAAGTTCAGAGAGTCTTGCGGACGGGAGTATTATGACGGTCTTGACGTTAGTATTGTCAAGGTCCGTCAGACACTTCCGACACGGCGGCAGGACGCGTCTGGTGTCATCTCTGCTGTCTCTCTACGGAACCAGCTTTATTGGGCTGGTCTGTGGAAGTCAGCAGGATGGATGGACGACTATCTAGGAAGGCTTTTGAAGGCCTTTCCGAATGTCGCTCCAACCTCACCAGTGTTGGGCAGGGAGTCAGCCTTGGGTTATCAATTCCATAGGCTGGATCCATACGTGCATAGCCCTCTTGTCAAGGGCTATTACATGCATGCCGAATCCCCTCGAGATCCTCTCTCAGGGAGCGGTGCCCTACTCAAGTGTCTCCTTCGTGAAGAGAAACTACCATCAGGTTTATCACCTGTGAAAGCCCCTCTCACGAGATCTGACGTTGCGAGCGTTAGTGTCGAGCACTTGGAGCGTTCTGGACGCCCCGAGCACGTCAACATCAAGCTCGGGTGGAGGTCTCCTTTTTAGCGGGAGACCGCGGGAGTAAAACCCCGTGTGGGAGGTCGAAAGACTTCTCCCTCCTTCGCGGATCAGCGTTTTAGCACTGATCAACGAGTGGTTCTGGG